CCTGGGTGCGTAGCCATATTCTCATCTTCCCACGCCAGAAGTTTTTTTCTTGTGGTCTCACACTCTGCCAATAACTCGGTCGCGGCCTCAACAAGTGCCGTATTGGCCTTGACGTTCTCCAGTTCGCTCATGCCGTCACCCACAACGCCAATCCAAACAGCGCCAGGAACAGCGCGGCGAATATCAGCGCGGCGAGTAGTGCGGCTACGATAGCGGCAAGGTTGCGCGGGCTGGATGGGTGGATCATGTCCTGTTCGCCTCCGCGTGGTCAATGGCGACCTGTAGCGCCTCGGCATAGGCGGCCGGGTCGTTGACGGGCCAGTTCCAGTCATCGCCCAGGTGGGAGCGGATCGCGTTCAGCAGGTGGGGCGTGGCCTGGTAGTAGCCATTGGTCGCGTCGTTGGCGGCCTTGAGCAGCTCGTTGGGTTTGGTGGGGGCGTCGAGTTCCATTGTGGCCTGGGCGGGCGCGGTGTCCGGCTCACCTGCCTTGACGACGGGTTCTACCCACTCGGGCCTGGCGGTGGTTGGCGCATTGGCGGGCGTCACGTTGATGATCTCATGCTCGTTGTCGGCGTCCAGTTCCTCGGGCGTGTACACGGTCACACCAGAAAACACGTCAGGGCAGTACCAGCGGGCACCGTTGGAAATGGCGCGATTGAATAGCATGTTGCGGGGGTACTGTTGCCAGACAGGCTTCTTGGTCAGATTGGCGGCCTTGGCATCCTCCATCGTGAATATGCTGTGCCCAATGTCCTGCCCGTTTTGGTAGAACACGATCTCGCAGCGTTCGGCGGTGTTCTCGAGAATACGGTAGTCATAGGCGGGATGGCCCTTGACCTTGGCGGCGATGATATTGCCACCAATGATGGGCTTGCCCTGCACCACATGAATGCCGGTCATAGACGCGAACGGTCCCACGTCGATCTCGCGGCCCGCCATGATTTTGACAACCGCCTTGGCCGCGTCCTTGGCGTCCGAGAAAAACCCGCTTTTGGCGAATACCTCGGCTACCTGGAATATCTCTTCTATGCTCAGTAAGCGGTTGTTCTCAACAACAGTCAATGCCTGGTTTGTCATTCTCTCACTCTCCTTTACAGTAGACCGCGAGATGCGGCCAGTCGTGTATCCAGCTCATCCTCATAATCCCGCTGCACCTGTGCGTCTTCGGTAATCGTGATCGCGTCAAGTGTGATGGTTGTCGGTTTGCAGGTGGCAGGCGGCGTAATGGCGATTTGCCATCCATCACCGTCAACTGGAGGAAGGATGGGTACGGGTTCGCTGGCGGCTAGTTGTGGCTTGCACCGCTCCTCGATTTCGTCAAAGATGAGGTCTATCAACAGACCGACCTCAACAACATGGTTGTCATTGTCGAGGATGTCAAACGCCAATAGCTTGCGCGCCTTTTCCCGGTTGTCGCTCATATCGCCACCTCTCGCCCACACCGCACGTCATCGCAAACAGCCAGAACGATGCGGCTGTCGTTGTTGCGCTCGATGTAGCTGTGACAAGGCCCGCCGCATACCGGGCAGGGCATCGCCTCTGCTGCGGCCTCGTCAATCTGCCTGGCCGTCGGGTGTGAGTATGTCGCCAGCTTGTCATCCATCGTTCGGATGAGCTGCGCCCGCGTTTCGGGTGCCATGCCCGGCCCGGTGCTTCCATGGATGGTTGTCATTGGCGCGGTGGTTTGGGTCATCGGTCGTCCTCCCGTGGGTCAATGCCCATCATCGCCAGGCCGAGAGCACCTACCGCATCGCGTCCCCGTTGCGCTTGCTCGATTCCGCTAATCAGGTCGCTGGCTCGTTCGCGCCGTTCGCTTTCATCGCCCATGTTGCGGGGCTGTTCGCACAGATAGGGGCATCGTTTCGAGCAGGTGTCGTCAGCGCAGGGGTCAGACCAGGATTTTGCATCGCGTATTCCCATCGTGTAGTACCGGTGGTTGTAGCGACATTCGCCAGGCTGCGCGGTGCAGATTTTCCCATCAGTGCGGGTTCCTGCGTTGCTCGGGCCAGCAGCGATACCGTAGAATAGGCTCATCATAGTTGCCAATCCGTCATTCATCGGTCACCCTACTCCTTGTCGCTCATGTGCTCATTCCACAGGTCGATCAGTTCGCCCGACAACTCTTTCAGCCGATGTTGCCGCCCGACCCGTTGGGGCCCGTGTAGCAGTAGGTGAATCTTGGTGATGGTGCCTGCGAGTTGGCTTTCAGTTTGGGTCATGCCGGCTCCTTCTTTCCCGTTGGAAACTGGGCGGCGTGTTCCCTGGCGATGAGCGCAGCCACGGTAGCCGACTCATCTTGGCCGTATAGGTGGCACAGGTCGGTCAGCTGGTGGTGTGTGGCGTAGTCGATGCGCAGGCGCATGGCAGCGGCGGCGGGGCGGGCGGGATCGCATTTGCATGTGTAGCCATTTGGTAGCATTAGTCACCCTCCTTCTGATGTGGCGTGGTGAACCCGGCAGGCCAGGCAGTGGTGATGTCCCAGTTGGCCCCGTACAGGTTGGCGTCGGACAGGTCAGCCCCGCACAGGTTGGCCCTGCGCAGGTTGGCGTCGGACAGGTTGGCCCCGAACAGGTCAGCCCTGCGCAGGTCGGCCCCGCACAGGTTGGCCTTGCTCAGGTCGGCCCCGCACAGGTTGGCCCCGCACAGGTTGGCCCCGAACAGGTTGGCCTTGCTCAGGTCGGCCCCGCACAGGTTGGCCCCGAACAGGTCAGCCCCGCACAGGTCGGCCCCGCACAGGTTGGCGTCGGACAGGTTGGCCCTGATTCGGGCCGGCAGGATGCCCTCTGCGATGGCCCAGCCCACTTCCGCTTTGAGCCAGGATCCGAGGATTTGCTGCCACAGTGCGTTGGCTTCCTTGTTGGTTCCCCACAGGGGACTGATATCCAACCCGTCGGGGTAGTCGGTGGCGAAGTGGTCAACCTCCGACTCGCACGCGTTGAACCTTGCCAATACCTCAGTTGTGATTTTCATTTCTTACCTTCCACTCTCCCATTATCTATTCCTCGTTGGCGATCATCATCATATCATTCACTCACCTTCGTGCTCACGATGTAGTCCACCCAGTTGACCACCCGGTCTGGCGTGAACCTCCAGCTATTGTCAGGGAGCAGGAGGAAGTAACCCTGCTCCCCTCCCGGCTCAATGCCCTTATAGTCCGGGTAGTTGGGGCGCTGAGTGCCGGGGCTGTCTGGAAAGCTGCTGCTTGCCCATGCCTCCGCACGGTTCTTGGCGTTGGTCAATGTCTGGACGTCGGCCTCGTATGCGGCCTTGTCCCACGCCCAGAATGTCAGGGGCGGGTAGGGGAATGTCAGGGGGCCGTCTTCGCGATCATACGCGATGCCGCACGAGGCCCAACTGATGGTTAATTCCTCGTGGGTGGCGGCGAACGCGGTGTATTCTTCGATTTGCGTGGTAGTCATTACTCACCATCCTTTCCGGGGGCAGGGTCGGCGTTGCGCTCCAGGTACTCGGTAACAATGGCGTCTACAAACCTGTATAGGCTGGTTCCTGCCATTGTTGCCGCCAACTTGGCGCGCTTGTGGGTCTCTGGTCGCACCGGCAATAGCCCGTATGGTCGCTTTGTTTTCTGCACTGAGTGTACCCCCTTTTCTATCATGGCCCCATTATGACATATTTCTAAAGATTTGTCAAGGGCCAGAAAGCAGATGCAGAGATGCGCTAGAATTTTAATCTAGGACCAAATTGGTCCGATTCAAGTATCACATTGACCCCAAAATGATAGTAGCGCGGGCGTTGGTATCATCAACGACCCTATGGTAACAAAACTGCCCCGCGTGTGAGGCGGGGCAGTTTCTATTCGGTTGTCCACTTGACATCGGTGCTGAACTCCTCGCCGTCATTGGCGGCGAGTTGGTCCAGATTCCACACATCACCAATGGTGGCGAATGTGTAATCGCCATCATGCCCCACTTGCCAGCATGATGAGCAAGACTGAGCCTCTACAACCTCCGCTTTGTTATTCCCCAGGCAACGCAGGATTGCATAGTTCTGGCAGCCATGGGTATTTGGGGTCGCGCTGACCCCGATCAGGTCTCCTGTTTTTGCATTCATCGTGTTTTCCCTTCTGCCAGCCCCCACCCCGACTGGCCTTGTATGGCTACCGCATGTAGCCTCCCCCGTACACTCTCGCAGCGGTGCCCACGGACACTGGCTCTATTTGTTGAGCGCCGATGTCAGGCGCTACCCGCTTGTGAGGCGGGGCGTTTTCTATTCGGCTGCTAACCAGCCTCGATGTTCCAAGGCTGGTTAGTCCAGACTTTCTCTACGATGTCCTCAACCCAGGGCACCTCCTGGCCTGCTGTGTCACCGTCGATTTCTACCCGGTCGTTAAGACCATGGCTGACGGTGATGTCGGCATCGGGGTAGGCGTCCACCAGGAAGTTCTCCAGGTGCTCGGCAAATGCGGCGGCGCTGGCGGCAGTGTCGTAGCCGTTCGCGTCGGGGTCAGTATCGCCCCACAGACCTGCGTCGGAAAACTTAACTTCGATGGCTAACTTGTCCTTGTCCATGTCTTGCGCTCCTGTCATGTTTCGTTCCAGCAGCGCCAATCCTGCCCTGGTCGCTGCGCTGGTGCCCAGCCCGTAGTCGGCCTTGAGCCGGGCGAGGCGTTCGCGGTCGTCATCGAGTAGATAAATTGTGGTTCTTGTTGTTTCGCTCATAGTTTCCTTTCGCCGGGGCGATTTGGTTAGCTGTTGAGCACGTTGTCATGGAAGTCGGCCCATTCCAGGCGGCGGTCCTGCTCTGCCCGGTCCCTGGCGGCTTCCTCGGCAACGGTGTCGCTGCACTCTTGGCAGAAAACACCCAGTGCCTTGCCGTGACTGCACTCGAACATCTTGGCGAATGTGGCGTCCAGTGTTGATTTTTTCTCAGACATGATTCTCTCCTTTGTCTTTTGTGTTTGCCCTCCAGCCCGGCCACGATTGGCGCGCTGGCGGTTTCGGCTCTAATGTCCGCATCCGAGGGAGTTGCACTCTCGGCGTCGCCAATCTCTGGCTGCGGGCATCAGGGCCGAAGCCCTGAGTCGTGCTATTCGATTGTTAGCGTCCAAGTTGCTGTTTGAGGTTTCGCATATCTGTGCCCCACATCAGGCCTAGCATTTCTCGGAACGAGGCTTTCATGGTATAGCGGCCATTTCCGCTCAACATGCGGTATTCAATTCGACCGTCATCCAGAATGACCGCTTCTGCCTGCTTCTGTATGGCGACCTCTGACCTTTGCAGGGCCTTGTTTATCAGGTTGGCCTTTTCTATCTTTGTCATTTTCCACTCTCCCCCTTTTCGTTTGCCCTCCAGCCCGGCCACGATTGGCCCCCGACTCGGGTCTTGACTCCTCGGGTGTAATCCGCTGGTTTCTGCTATTAGCCTCTGGCGTCTGGTTCTGGGGGGCGGCTGCGCTCGTCGCTTGCCGGGTCCGTCTATTTGGTTCGTTCTGCCTTGGCTCTTTTGTTTTTAATGTCCCTCAATCTGGTTATATTATACCATACAATGTATGCTTTGTCAAGGGGTTTAGGTTAAAGATAGATTAAATTTATGTTAAAATTTACGCCTGGGGGATAGATTGAACCGTTACCAATCCTACGCCATCCCCACGCTTGCCCCACGCTGCCCTGTTTCGTGCTTTGTGGGACTTGACAGGGATTAGAAACGGGTGTATAATCCAACTAGGAGTATCTATGCCACCAATTGACAGGGTCCCAATGCTGCCGCAGGGAACCATACCCCAGCGCGCCGACCCTCGCTATCACAACAGTGAGCGGTGGCATTCTGTCTGGACTGGAAACATCGGTATCGCCCGCCCTCCCAAACGGCGCGATCAAATCGGACGCGCTGAATGGATGGTACAGATGTTCGGGGATGACTGGGAAACAAACGGGCGCGTTGCCCGGTGTCGTACATTGGGGGTAGTATGAGCGGAGAATATGCAGTCGCGGGTGTGTCACTAATCCTGCTGGTGGTCGGCATTGTCGAGGCCGCCAAGCGGTTTGGAGTAGAGGGAGACGCCAGCTTTGCGCTGGCCCTGGCTCTGGGCGTGGTGTTTGGTGGTCTGTACGCAGCGTTTAACCTCAAGCTGATTCCATCGCCAATATCAGACTGGATCGAGGTGGTCGTATTTAGCCTGTCGTTCGCATTGGCAGCCACGGGTCTGTACGACCTGGGCAAGCAGTTTCGAGTAGACGGGTAGAACCTGGCGGCGCGTGGGCGCCGCCTTTTTGTGTTGGGGGTGAGTGCATGAAAAAGCGTGAGCTAGAACGGCGCGTCGCTAAACTAGAGCGAGAAGTCGAAGAGTTGAGGTTAGTGCGGGACTATTGGCCGGTCTATCCTTGCCCCCCCCACCCATCGTATCCGTATCCGCAACAACCAGCGTGGAGAATACACTGGGGCGATACCACCTGGTCGCCGACCGACTATACAGCAACTTCTTCTGGCGGCGCGTAGACACCGTCGCCTTTTGTGTTGGGGGATCATGACAGACGAAACGGGAAACGGCAGGCTGTTAGCGCGGGTGGATGAAAGGACGAAAAGCATCGAAGACAAGCTGGATTTATATTGCGGTGAGTTCAACAAAAAAGCGGACGATCACGAGGCCAGGTTGCGCAGCCTGGAGGGCGATAAATGGTTGCGTAACGGGCTGGCTGCCGTTATTGGTGGCGTCGGCGGGTTTATTGCAGGGCTGACAAACTGACCGATGACTGATTTGCCATCGGTAGAGGCGGGCATGTGGCCAGCGCACGGGCGGGGGCGCTGCGCGTAGTTCGCACATTACTATGCTAAGACGAACCAAGAGACAGCAGCCGGTTCTGGTCGTGCATTTTGGCGACATGCACATAGGCGGGAGTACGGCCCTGTGCCCACCCGAGGTCCGACTTGATGACGGGGGAACGCACACCCCCTCGGCACTGGGCCTGTGGTATTGGGAGTGCTGGCAGCGATTCTGGCAGGACACCGCCGAACTCAAGAAAAAGCACAGGGCCCGGTGCGTTGGCATTTGCGGCGGGGATGAGCGGGACGGCGATCACCACGGAACCACGCAGCTCTGGGCCGCCAACGAGAATGACCAGACACGAGCGGTGTACCAGGTGTTGGACATTGCCAAGCCGGTCATTGACGAATGGGTATTCATTCGCGGGACACCTGCACACGACGGGCCAGCCTCGGCAGCAACCGAACAATACGCCGAACACATGGCGGGGAATGGGTGCCAGGTACGGCAAAACGGGGACTTGTTCTCGTGGTGGATCTGGACGGGCGAGCTGGGCGGTGTCCGATTTGAGGTAGCCCACGCGCCAGGTACAAAATCCTGGGTGCCACACACGCGGGGAATCGCTGCAGCCCGCCACGCCTCTTACACCTGGCACGAGTACATGGAAAGCGGGATCGAGCCGCCCGACGTGGTTGTTCGGCACCACATCCATTATCAGGCCGGACCGGGCTGTCACTGTGACACATGCTGCTATTTTATCCCGGCATGGCAGGCGGCAACGAATTGGGTCAAAAGCGGGGGCATCAAGTCGGCCACAGTCTCGGCATTTCGACCGGGGGGATTGCGCATTTTGTGCGACAACGGAGCGTATCAACATTTCTGGAAACTGTATCAGCCACCGTCGAGGGTCGCGTGGGCGAAGTAGAAACAGTGGGCGAGTTGACGGACGCGGATTTGCGCCAGTCGATTCTAGCCGAGTTGGTAGAGCTGGCTGGGGTTCGAATGCGGCAACCGTGTGATTTTACCATTGCCGACTTCTCGGAGGCGTCGGGCCTGAGTGACCAGACAGCACGGCGCAGGCTGGCGACGTTGAAGGGCCAGGGCATCATTGACAGCGCGCATACTATTGAGAATGGCCGGCAGGTGCGCGTTTATTGGAAGGTTGACGATGCCTGTTGAAAACATCAAATTTGAGGACTGGATGGCTGGGCAGAAATGGGGCTTCTGGTATTATTGGTACAGCATTACATGGTACTGGCCCTGGCGGGTGCGGTACTGGCTGATGGACAGGCTGGGCAATAATGCCCACACTTCTGAGTAGGTGTAGACGTTTTGTAACACACGATGACTAGAGCCAGAAAGGGGCGAGCGATGGAAGAGGGATGGAATGTGCCACTATAGCAGAGCCTGGGTGGTTGGGCGAATTGGTTGCCACGTTGCCTAAGCAAGTCGAACTCATCCAACGGAAGTTTTGACGTGGTGGCCGGAGCCAGATGGACGCGGCAGCAGACTGTGAATCTGTGTATCGCGGGTTCGAATCCCGCCGGCGGCCCTAGTAGGTGTGCTCTGTCCTTACGAGAGGGATGCTCTATCCATCCGACCGCATGGTGTAATGGTAGCAAACTAGACTGTCGATCTGGAGGCGCGGGTTCGATTCCCGCTGTGGTCGCTGTGTCTGATCCGGTAACATCGCCGGGGTAGGGTGCCTTGGGGTCGGTGATGACGGCCCCTATTACAACCTGACAGCGTGTAGAAGTCGCAATGCGTCTTCTGGAAGGCCAATAGTCGGGAGCCGGTGGGGGTGGGCGAGCCGGCACGCGCTGTCCAGTCTCCTTCGGGAGAACTCTCTCCTTTCTAAGCCCGGCTCGGGGGGCGCCTCGGGCCGGGTGAAAGGGGGAGGGGAAAGGTGGAGGAGGATGAATCCAGACGAGAGATGTCCTGAGTGCTCGGGCGAGGTGGTAGCGGTCATAACCCATGTGCGATTGCCGTGTCATGCATCGCCATTCGCAGCGATGAAGATTGCCTGTTGTTGCGATTGTGGCTGGATGACGGTCAAGGATTGGGATCGGGCGCCAATTGCCAGCGCCCTTGCATATCCGGTTGAGGGTATATGTGAATGACCAACCCGCTGACCTGGACGACCGAACGGCGCAAGCTGTCCGACTTGGTGCCGTGGCCTCGCAACCCGCGCCAAATCCGCAAAGACGAGGCAGCCCGCCTATCTGAATCACTGGACACGTTCGGCCAGGTGGATACCATCGCCATCGGGCCAAATTCAGAAGTCTACAATGGCCATCAGCGCGTTAACGTCTGGGCCGCTGAACATGGCGACGATTTCGAGGTAGAGGTCAGGGTGGCCAGCCGGGAGTTGAGCGAGAAGGAGCGGGAAAAGCTGACGGTGTTCCTGCATCGTGGGGCGGCTGGTGATTGGGATTTTGACATTCTGGCCAACGAGTTTGAGCTTGACGAGCTGTTGGAGTGGGGATTTGAGGAATCGGACTTTCAACTTGATTGGGGAGAGGACGATAATAGAGATTTGCTTGGCGTGCCAAAAGATGCTAAACCAAACCCTCGCAACTTGCCAATTGATGTGATTTACACGCTCCAGATGGCCGATTGCACTTGCTGTCTGGCAGTCCAGGCTGGCTGGAAGTATGGAATACAGAGCGCACAATACCGCCTGTGTCCGTATGTGGGTCAATTGAGTGGGCGTCACAAGGTTGAGTTTATTGATAATGATTACTTCCATTATGACCATGCAATACACCTTGCGGCAGTCCGTGACATCAGACCGGAATATACCACGGCACTCGATGTGATGACTAAAGAGCAGTGTGCCCAAGAGGGTACTTCTTGGCAATCACTGGAAAAAACTCTCGACGAGGCCAGGGAACTAGCGGAATACGCCGAAAATGTGATTGTCATTCCAAAGTACGATTGTCTAGATCGGATACCCGCAGAGTTCATATTGGGCTATTCAGTGCCCACCTCGCACGGTGGTACTCCGCTGCCAGTTGAGGCATTCAAGGGTCGGCGCATTCATCTACTAGGAGGGAGTTGGAAGGCGCAGCTTGCTCACATGGCGGCACTGAGTGACGATGTAGTAAGCCTGGACAATAACCAGGTTCAAAAAATCGCCCGCGAGTTCGGTAGTTATGTCACGCCAGAAGGCGAGACTCAACAAATGCAAGGTGTTGGTTATGGTTATCTGACCAATGTGCGCTATGCGGCCCTCGCAATGTCGTTCGGCGCAATTGGTTCGAAAGTGAACGAGCTGTACGCCGGTTCCGCAACACCCGGCGAATAACAAAAGCGGGGCGGTCGCAGTCAACCCGCCCAACAAAACAGGAGGTCTTAACATGGCACGTCTAATCATTGTGGTGGCGGCCTACATTGCCGCTCAAATGCTGGCTGATATTGGAAGTCTCAAGATTGTGGTTTTTATGGGCTTGTCGATGGATGCCGGGACATTTGTTTACCCGATCACATTCACGCTCCGCGACATGGTACATAAAACCATTGGGGCAAAGGGTGCGAGGATTCTGATTGTGACGGCAGCGGCCATCAACCTGGCAATGGGGGCATACTTCTGGTTCATTTCCCAGTTACCAGGAGATCCGATGGTGGGCGCTCAATTTGAATTTGCGGCGGTGTTGTCTCCAGTGTGGCGCATTGTGACGGCGTCCATAATTGCCGAGGTGGTGGCCGAGCTACTGGACACAGAGGCTTACAGGTTCTGGGTAAGAAGGGTCACAACTCGCTATCAGTGGGCAAGGGTATTGGCGTCAAATGCAATCAGTGTTCCCATTGACAGCCTGCTTTTTTGTTGGGTGGCGTTTGGCGGTGTTTTGCCCAGCGCGGTGGTGTGGAGCATTGTACTGGCCAACATTATCGTAAAGGGCGCTGTAACACTGATTAGTATGCCATTGATCTACTTGATACCTGATAACAGAGTAAAGATTGTTGAATAACCCAAATGGATGGAATAATGGCAATATTGAGGCGATTATTTGGCGGCAAGCGCTCGGGCAAGGACAAGGACGGATCGAAGATTGACCATCGCACCAAAAAGTGCGATGAGCGGCGAAAGATCAAAGTGGGTAGTCAGCGTGGAGCGTGGTTTGTTAGAGATCGCAACGCATGACCCAAAACGGCAACGGCACAAATGGCAATGGCATACTTGGAAGCATAAATGGGAACCAGGCGACGATCTAATGGAGAGCTGGCAAGGGACAGGCGGCGAATCTCTGACCTGTATCTTAAGGGCTGGATTCAGGCAGACATCGGCGTCGAGGTCGGGCTGCACCAGTCCACCGTCAGCCGTGACATCAAGTGGTTGCAAGATGAGTGGATTGCATCGGCCCTTGTCGATTTCAACGAGGCTAGAGCCCGCGAACTGGCCCGCATTGACACCCTGGAACGTGAATACTGGGACGCCTGGCAGCGGAGCAAAGAGGACGCCGAGGTTGTTACCACCAAGGGCAAGGGCACCAAGGAGACGGCGGCATCAGTTGAAAAAACGGTACAGCGCAGGGGGCGGGTGGGGGATGCGTCTTTTTTGCGTGGCGTTGAATGGTGCATCACCCGTCGCTGCAAGCTGATGGGGCTGGACGAACCGTCCAGATTTGAGGTAGACTGGCGAGAGGAAGCGAAAGAGGCAGGACTTGATCCCGCAGAAGTGTTTGAGCAATACGTCGCAGCGGCGGCTATGGCGCTCGACCAATCAGCTGACACAGAATGACCTGGAGGCTGAGTCATGGCAGGCAGCCAAGGACCAACTAGCCGCACCGTCTGACAAATATGCACTTTTCAAACAGAAGTACCGCAACGACCCAGCCGGCTTTGTCATTGATTGCATCTCATTCCGTGGTGATGGGCCTACCCCGTACCAGGTAGAAATGATGGCATTGCTACCCGAAAAGAAGCGGGTTAGCGCCAGGGGGCCACACGGCCTCGGCAAGACAGCGATGGCCGCATGGACCATTCTTTGGTTCAGCTTGACCAGGGACGGTGACGATGATTGGAAGATTCCCACGACGGCATCAGCCTGGCGGCAACTGACCAAGTACCTGTGGCCAGAGGTACGCAAGTGGGCGCGGCGCCTTCGGTGGGACATGGTGGGCCGGGAGCAATTCAGCGAACGATTGGAGCTGCTGACCCTGAGCTTGAAACTGGAAACGGGCGAAGCGTTTGCCCTGGCGTCGAATGATGTGTCAGCCATCGAGGGGGCACACGCCACGAGCCTGCTCTACATTTTCGACGAGGGCAAGGCGATCCCGCCCGACATCTGGGACGGGGCAGAGGGCGCGTTCGCATCACCAGAAACAGGCGAGGCGATGGCCCTGGCAATCTCAACGCCAGGCGAACCGGTGGGCCGGTTCTACGAGATCCACGCCAGGAAGAAGGGGTTGGAAGATTGGCACGTCCGGCACGTTTCGCTGCAGGAGGCTGTTGACGCTGGGCGCATCGGTCAGGACTGGGCCGAACAGCGGCGCCTACAGTGGGGTGAGAAGTCAGCCGTCTACCAGAACCGCGTTATGGGCGAGTTTGCCACGAGTGAGGAAGACGGGGTGATCCCGCTGGCCTGGGTAGAGGCGGCAAATCAGCGATGGCTAGAATGGCGGGACAGTGGCGAAGAGCCAGAAGGGGAACTGACATCCGTTGGGGTGGATGTGGCCGGGACCGGGGCTGATAAAACAGTATGCGCCTTGCGGTATGGAGACATTATTACAGAGCTACGCCGCACCAGCAAGGAAGACACCATGCAGACAGCGGGCCGGGTACTAGGTATCCTGACCCTCGGCGGCAAGGCAATTGTGGACGTGATCGGTATTGGCGCGGGCGTGGTGGATAGGTTGCGAGAACAGGGGCAAAAGGTAGACGCTTTCGGCGCTGGCGAACGTACCGACAAGCGCGACCGTTCTGGTGAGTTGGGATTCGCAGACAAACGCTCTGCGGCTTGGTGGAATATGCGCGACCTGCTGGAAACAGATCCGATAGCATTGCCACCGGATGACACGCTGACCGGCGACTTGATAGCACCACATTGGACGGTGCAAAGCGGGGGAAAGATCAAGGTCGAGAAAAAGAAGGACATAAAAAAAAGAATAGGAAGGAGTACGGACGACGCTGACGCTGTGATTCAGGCGTTTTGGGATGAAGGCAACTGGTGGATTTTCTAAATGGCAATGACCCAACCAACACAGTACCTATTCGACGGCCAGAAAGCGGTCCCTATCGCGTCGCTGCCTGATTCTGCCTTTACCTGGTACACGCCGCATACCACCGAGGAGGACCAGGACGTCCGGACCTATTCGGTGACCGTGCCGTGGCTGAAGCGTGGCGTCAAACTACGCGCCCAGGCCGTCGCATCGTTGCCATTCGCGCTGGTCAGTGCTGGCGGGGATGATTATGACACGTCGAAAGACTGGCAGAACAAGGTCGGTTTCCTACCCAACCCGTCTGACCTACTGGAGCGCATCGAGAAATCCTTGACGCTGCTGGGCCGGGCCTACCTGTTCAGGTCTCACAACCGGTCTAAAGCGTTGGCCCTGCGATACCTGTCTCCATTGACAGTCGAGCCAGTATGGGCCAAGGGCGAGGCGGGCGTGACCACCGGGCTGGCAGGGTTCACGCGCAACGTCGGCGGGCATCAGGAATACCACCCGCCCGAGGACATCATTCATTTTTGGATGTCGGACACGTTCGTTGAGGCTGGGGCGGGCGACGACTTCCCTGCAGCCGCCGCGTTGATGGCCGCCGGGGTGTTGTACAATGTGGACCAGTTCGCGGCCGCGTTTTTTGAACGGGGCGCGATCAAGGTCACGTTGTTGACGGTCAAGGGGAATCCCGGTGACACTGACAAGGAAACGATCAAAAGTTGGTGGCGGCGCGTATTCAGTGGCAAAAGCAATGCGTGGAAGACCGACATTGTACAAGCTGACACAATAGAACCCGTGGTCGTTGGCGAGGGCATCGAGGAATTGACCAACTCGGAGCTGGTCAAGAACAAACGCGAGGACATCGCTACGGCGCTGGGCGTTCCACAGACGAAACTCTGGTCATCGACAGCGGGTGGCCTCGGTGGCAGTGGCGTGGTGACACAGGACGACCTGGCATTCTACAAAGAGACCGTCGTGCCCGAGGCAACGTTCATCCAGAGTGTGCTGAATGAGCAGATGTTCCAACCGCTGGGCCTGCGCTGGGAGTTCCGGCCGGAGACGCTAGACGTGTTCCAGGCTGATGAGAACATGCGCAGCAAGGCGTTGCTAAACTATACCCAGGCTGGAATGCCGCTTGAGATAGCGGGTCCGACGCTGGGCATTGAATTGCCAGAGGGTGTGACGTGGGAACAGATCGCCAGGGAGAAAGAGGACCGGCGACTGGAAGCATCGGAGCAATTCCAGTCGTCAGGACCGCCACAGAGTCGACCACCGGGGCAGGATGACAAAGCGCAGCGGGCGTTACTGGACGACCTGCGAAAGTGGGGCCGGAAGGCCACGAAAGCCGGCGGCGTCGTGCCGTTTGACAGCGACCATATTCCGGCAGCGCTGATGCAGTCCATCAATGCCAGCATCGAATTGAACGGTGTTGGCGTAGCATTCGAGTTCCTAAAAAAAAAGCGGACACGCTGACGGCTGCGCGTAGGCGCATTCAGGGGCGAGTTGAACCGATACTCGCACGTTACAAAGAGAAAATCGCAACAGCTATCAGGCAGGGTACGGCAACCGAGGCGCAACTGTCCAAGCTATTCGACGAATTGCGGGCGGTGTTGGGGCCAGAGCTGGTCAGCATCACGGCCCAACAGCTTACATTTCTGTCAGAAGTCGGTATCCCGTTTGACATTGCACTGGTGAACGCCGAGGCCGTCGAATGGGCCACCGGTTACGGGTACGACTTGGTGACGGGCCTGACCAACACAACGCGCACGCTGGTCAGCCGAGCCACCGCGGCATTCATGGAAACGCCAGGTATGACACGCGCCGACCTGGTAGGGATGCTGGAGCCAGCGTTCGGGTCGGTGCGGGCCGAGATGATAGCCGTCACAGAGGTGACACGAGCCGCCAGCCAGTCAACGAACATCCATCAACGGCTACTGGCGCACCAGGGCATCCAGATGAGGCGGGTGTGGCAAACCCGGCACGACTCGCTGGTGTGCGAGATTTGCGGACCGCTGAATGGGCAACCGGAGGACGTGTGGCACATACAGTTCCCGTCAGGGCCGCCAGCACATCCGAGGTGCAGATGTGGGCTGGCATTGACAGCTCGGGAGCTGGAGGATATTCAGGCTGAGGCTGATAGGTTGGCAGGAGAACGGGCGCGGTACATGGCGGGACTGGTGCAACCATGACCCAAGTCACAATCAAAATCACAGGTTCACGCGAACTACTCCGCGCCCTGGATGGCAACCTGAAAATGGCAATGCGGCGGGCGGCCTATGGCGTAGCAGGGGAGGCCAGGGGCCACATCAGCCAGTACCCGGCGATGAGTGAGGCGAACCAGCCCAGGACGTTCAGGAGTGTTTTCGGCATCGCATCTCGCAAGGCGCAAAATAGCTGGTACGAACGAGGATTCGGTCAGAAATGGGCCAGGAAGGACGGCGGGGTCGGTGGCTACAAATCGAGCGAGAGGATGGATGCACAGTGGGGCATCGCGGCAACGCAGTGGGGCGCGTTGGTTGGCAACAAAGCCACTTACTCGCCAGTGGTCCACCACCACGCGGAACAGGCGGGATTCCATAAACGGCGCGGCTGGCGAACGGACAAGGAAACTATGGAATACCTGAACAGGTCTGGATTGATAGACAAGCACGTCAAGATGGCGGTCGGTAAGGTTTTGGGAAGAGGTGGGAAGTGAGCGAGCAGGAACTGGTCACACTCTCAACAGAGATACTGGAGCTACGCGAGGCCGTCAATGAACTGCGCGGCGAGGTGCGGGCGCTGGCGAAACAGCTTGAGGGTATTGGGGGCTGTTGCCCTGTATCGCTGCCATGGTGCGGCGAGCCTCCCAGCCTGGCGGTTCAGGTTGACCCGTCAACGGACACGACTGCCGACAGTGATATGAGCTACGACGAGGCCGTGGATCATATCATGGCCGAACACGCAGAGGCATGGGAAATGCTGGCAGATTTGTGATTGCGCGAATTGGGGCCAAGTGCCCCGGAAAGGTGAATGATGGAAGGGTACAGAGAAGTAGAGCTGAAAAAGATGAAGCGGACGGCACTGGTGTATGTGGAGGAAGGCATACTGGCCAGTCTGGCTGATGAGTGTGCGCTGGCCGCGAAAACAGCGTCGTCTACACACACGTCTTTCATTCGTGACGAGCTTGTGCTTCGCGTGGTGCAAGAAATTTGGGGCCGCGAGTTGAGCCGGGTAGATGTCGAATGGCCGGCCGATTGGTGGCAGGCAGTCAAAGAGCGATGGCTGCCGGCGTGGGCAAAAGGGCGTTGGCCCGTGAAAATGCGGGGGGCGTGCTTGGTAGCCAGGGAGCTGTACCCCAAAATGGCGATGCCCGATATGGGGCCGCTGTTGAGGTTGGACAAGCGGGGGTATTTGGTTGAGCCAGAGGATGAGTTCTAGTAACTCAGAAAGGGGGATGATGGCGAGAATCCAGCGTGTTGGAATCAGCCTGAAATTGTGGCAGCAAATGGCAACCGTGGGCTATGAAACGCCAGAGGGTGGATTCCGCTGCATCGAGGGGCTGCCAGAGGGGGCCGAGTATGCCGGCATTGACGTTGGTGATGATGTGATATTTCTGAACTTCTGCCACGATTCATTTCCTGATGTGGGGCCGGGCGGCAATCACCGACCAGAGCTGCGCGTCGTATTTTGTACACCGGCCCGACCAGAGGATGAGCCTGCATGACCAAACCCGTCGTCTACCGTTGCACACACGCCGATTGCAACCTGCCATTTCTAAAATTGCAGGACGGGCGGGTCATCGTTGTCAGCCGGCACCGTGGCGAGAAGCACTACAACTCGGTGTCGCTGTTGGACCTACTGGCCGATTCGTGCGAACCGGGAGCGCTGGAGAAACTATTGCCGCTGATTTATGAGATGCGGGGGAACGAAGGAGAATAGTACGCCGAAAGGGAAAGGTGCGTCAAATGTTGAAAGATGTTGAGTATTCCTGTAAGTTATGTCGGGCGCTGTTGGATGACAAAACCGTCGTGAGGGCTGTCCCGCCAGAGGGCGCGGTCTGTATGTTGTGCGGGGGGCCAGCATTTTCGGTGCATTTTGCTGGGTCATTTCCCACGGTGCAGGGTGGTCGGTTTGCGGTCAGTAATGAGCACCTACAGGCATTCGTTCTTGGTCTAGTGGAGCTTATGTTGAGCAGTACGCCGGGAGGTGCGTCGGAATGAGTGCGCGACGCATATTTAATAGATATAGATGCGCGAACAGAGTTCTGGTAGACATACGAATGCTGCCAGATTACGTTACCATGAAAGAAGTTGATCTGAGGGATGATCGGATTGTTCGCATCGTGTTCAGGGAGCCAGGCGAAATACAGGCACTTCTGGAACTGTCTCAGGGTGCATTTGGCGATAGATACCTAGCGTCACTTGAGCTCAAAGATGTGAACAGCTAACAGGCCCAATAGCCTGGAAAGGTAGGGGGGATGATTCAGCTTGAAATCTATTGCCCGGAGTGCGACGGGACAAATCTCAAGAGCGAGTGTTTGACATCAGTAAGGAGGCAGCGCATGTCGATGAGTGAGTATGTCAGTTATGGCTGCTCGGTTTCGACAGTAGATCCCAGGCGTGAAATATGGCAGATTAAGTGCCGGGATTGCGGTTATAGCCTAGAATACTACAAATGAACTAGCAGGCCCAACAGCCTGACAACCGAATAACCAGTGCGTCGAGTACGCCCGTTTTTGTGCGCCATTTTGAGCGCCCGAGAACGGGCGTTTTGTGTTTTCTGGAGGGTTGAATGAGCGATGAACGGAACATAATCGAATGCGAGGCGGGCAAGTCGGTCAACCTTGACGAACTGCCAGAGCGGGTGCGCGGTGCGTGGAACACACAACATTCCCGACCTGTCGATATGCCATCGACAGGAGAGGGGTACGTGCGCGAGGTATTTGACGACAAAGTTGTCGTTAGTATGGATGACAACGAGTTGTATTCCTATCCCTACACCGAGGATGAGGAAGGCAACATCACATTTGGCGAGCCTACCAGGGTTGAAATCGAGTACACGCCCGCTAAAGGCAACGCGCTAAAGGCCCTACGCCGCACCGACGACGAACTGGTGGTCGGCAACTACATCGTGCTATTCGGCGGGCGTGACCTGGAGGGCACTCTGAGCAACAAAGTCAATGCCGACGGGTCCAAGGGTGAGTTTTTCACCAACGCGACTGAGTTTGACAGCGCCTACACCAAATCGGGCGCGCTGTATGTGGACTGGTCACACGGGCAAGACCCGGACCAGTTCGAGAAGGACGAATCAGCCAGGGCGCCAGGTCGTGACGATGTGCTGGGCGTGGTGGACTGGAAAACGGCACAGGTAGACGACAAGGGTGTCTGGGTCGAGCGCATCCTGTCCCGGCGCAACGCCTACATGCAATATCTGGAATCGCTGATTGATGACGGGCTGGTCGGCAACAGCTCGGAGGCCGTGAATACAGAGGTAGAAATCAAGGCCAATGGCGAAATTGCCAGGTGGCCACTGAAACGGGACGCGCTGACGGTCACACCGATGGAACCCAGGATGCTAACCGAGAACCACCTGGCGGCCATCAAGGCGCTATCGGCAGAGTTCCCAACCGTGAAATCGTTGGCAGAAACAGCGGCCAGCCTAGAGGTGCAACCACAGGATGTCGGGGAGGCATCGGTCAGCACGACGGCGGCAACCGTGAACGTCAACATCAACATACCTGGCGGCGCTACGGCAGAAGTTCAAGCCGATGAGACCGCCAACGACATGCCTACTGAAAAGGCAACAACAATGGAGGACAACATGAGTGAGAATGAGAATGTCCAAGGCGAGGTTCTTGAAACCTCCGCCGTGGACGTGAACGCCATCGTGGCAGCGGCTGTCGATCAGGCATCGAAGGCTGCCGTTGACGCGACTAATGCGATTTGGAAAGACAGGCTGGACAACGAGCCGCCCACCAACAAGGCCGGCATACTGACCGGTGTCAGCGATGAGGCAGATCGCGCCCGGGCTGGCAACCCGTTCAAGTCAACCGGTGACTTTTTGCAGTCCGTGGCGCGGGCCGAGATTCAGCCCAACGCCATCGACAAGCGACTGCTGCCACTCCAGACCAAGGCGCCGTCCGGCTTGAACGAGGGCGTACCCTCGGCTGGCGGGTTCCTGGTGCAGTCGGACCATGCGGAAGGGCTGCTCAAGCGCACCTATGACACCGGCGAGCTGTTGCAGCGCGTCAAACGGTATCAGATCAGCGCCAACGCCAACCGCATGACGGTCAATGCCGAGGATGAGACCTCCCGCGCTGACGGTTCCCGGCGTGGCGGCATCCGCAGCTACTGGACCGGTGAGGCTGCGGAGAAAACCAGTTCCCAGCCTAAGTTTCGCCAGATGGAGCTCTCGCTCCATAAGCTGACTTCGCTGTGCTATGCGACCGATGAACAGCTACAGGATGCGACGGCGCTCCAGAGTTGGATCATGGATGCCTACCCCGAAGAGACCGTGTTCAAGCTGGAAGACGCCATCATCAATGGCACCGGCGGCGGGATGCCCCTGGGCTTGCTTTCCGCTGGCGCTCTGGTTTCAGTCGCCAAAGAGCCGGGTCAGTCAGCCACCACGCTGGTAGCTGAGAACGTGATCAACATGTGGTCGCGGATGTGGGGGCGTTCGCGCAAGAACGCGGTGTGGCTCTACAACCAGGACGTTGAACCGCAGCTCTACCAGATGGAGCTGCCTGTCGGCACCGGTGGTCAGTTGGTGTTTATGCCCTCCGGCGGTCTCTCTGACAGCCCGTACAACGTGCTTTTCAACAGGCCGATGATTCCGACCGAGTACAACGCCACGTTGGGCGCGCTGGGAGACATCATGCTGGTCGATCTGGACCAGGTACTCGCCATCGAAAAAGGCGGCGTCGAAGCGGCCTCCAGCATCCACGTTCGTTTCGTCTACGACGAGACCTGCTTCCGGTTCGTGTACCGCTACGACGCGCAACCCTCGTGGGGAAGCGCACTGACTCCGTTCAAGGGCACCAACACACTGAGCCCCTACGTCGCCCTTGCGGCCCGGTCATAGGAGGAAATAACACTATGAATATCTGCGAAAATGGTAACATCGTTTCCATGCTGTACCCGTCTGACCTTCAAACGGCGGTCGCTGACGACTACATCAGTATGGAGAATTACAACCACCTGACCATCGTCTTTTTCAAAGGCGTGACCACGGCGGCAGATGACCCTACCCTGACGTTGGTGCAGGCCAAAACGGCAGCGGGTGGCAGCGTCAAAGACCTGTTGATCGTAGACAAATACTACAAAAAGCAGGGGACGCTACTCTCGACCAACTCAGACGGCGGGCAGTTCACCCTGACGACCCAGACGGCATCCAACACCATCGTCGGTGACGCCGACTCAGCAGAGGAGCAGGCGTTGTGGGTCATCGAAATCGAGGCGTCTGAACTGGACTGTGACGGCGGGTTCTACTTTGTCCAGGCGTCCATTGGCGACACTGGCAGTAATGCTCACTATGGCTGCATCCTGGGCATTCTCACCGAGCCGCGCTACGGGCAGGAATCCACGCCCTCACCGCTGGCCTAGCATCTATGCGGGGTGGGGGCTGATCCGCCCCTGCCCCGCCAATAGCGCAACAAGGGTTCAAATCCCGAAAAGCGCAAGGAGAAAACCAATGAGCATCATAGGAAAAGCACGCTCGGCCCTGTTCAGTCGGGGTCAACCGGGTGGGCCGGTCGTCATCGACATGGCGAATGTCCACCCCGGCAACGTCTGGTTTGTGGACAGCGGGCAGACTACAACCGGCGGGGATACGGTCGGGCATGGTAGAAGCCCTGATGCGCCCTGCATCACCCTGGACTACGCCATCGGCTTGGCGACGGCCTCCAACGGGGATGTGATTTATGTCATGCCCGGCCACAACGAGGCGTTGACAGCTGGCACGTCCTGTGTCATTGACAAAATCGGCCTGTCCATCATCGGTCTAGGCCGGGGCATGAACCGCCCGATCTTCGACTATGACGCCACGGGGGGCACCATCGAGCTAGACGCAGCCAGTTGCTGGCTGTCCAACGTCGTGCTGCGAGCCAGCATTGACGACATCGTAGTCGCCATCAATGTGGACGCGGATGACTGCGAAATCGATAACTGCTATTTCACCTTCGAGGCCACCGGTGATGAGTTCATCACCTGCATCGATCTGGATGCCTTTGACCGCTGTAACATCCACGACTGCAACTTTAGCACCGAGGAAGGTGCGGATGCGGCAACCGCGGCTATTCGGCTGGATGACGCCAACGACTGCACCATCAAAGACAACACATTCCGTGGCACCTGGACCAGCTCGACCATCGTTAACGAGGGCGCGCTGTGTGCGCGGCTGCTGATCAAAGACAACATCATCTACAACTCGGACACGTCGGTCTATAACGGCATCGACTTTGGGGCCCTGTCCAGTACCGGCATCGTGGCGGGCAACACCGTCACTACGATGTACGGGCAGGCGGGTGGGCTGGCGAAGTTGATTCGCACGGGTGACATGACCTGGCACCGCAACACGTTCGCCAACACCGTGAGTGAGTTGGGTGTGGGCGCACTGGGTACAACGCTGGTGCCGGCGGTATCAAGCACCTAGCAGAAAGGCGGCGGGATGAAACTCGCACTTGTGACACCCTGGTCCAGTCCGTTCATCTGGACCAAGTTCACCCAGAACCTGGCGGGAATGCTGACGAACTTTCAGCGACCCGGTTGGGAAATAGAGTTTTTCATGGGGCGCGGGGTAGACCCGGCAGCCCGGCATGTAGATATGTGCCTTCAGGGGCTCGAGTGCGGAGCGGATCTGATTTGCATCATCGGTGCAGATCAGATCCACCCGCTCGACATGCTAGACCGGCTACTGGACCGTTGGGAGGAATACGATGGCGTATGGTCCGCGCTGGTCCCATTCCGGGGCTATGTGTCCTGGCAGCACATGAGGCCATTCCAGCCAATGGGCTGGCGGTTGGTGTGCGATGGGGTAGAGGAAATCGGCAGCCTGCAGGACAGGCCCGACCAATGGGAACCTGTCAACCCGGCTGATGGCGACGTGCAGCGGGTAGACGTGATCGGATCCGGTGTGCTGCTGTTTCACCGTGACCACCTGTTGGCACTCAAGAAACCGTGGTGGTACTACGTGGTAGACCCTGAAACAATGCAGCGGGTAGCCGACATGGACACCAAAATGGTCTGGCGGTTGCGGGCAGAAGCAGGTGCGCAGGTGTGGGTAGACACAACCATTAAGGTCAAACACCTGCACACGTTCGAGATAGATGAATCATTCCAACACCGTTTCGATGACTGGATGGAGCCGGGTGCGACGGGCGATGAAACGTGCAGGCACCAATTACAGGAGGCACCATGAAACGAACCACAATCACAAGACGCGGGGGAGGTCGGGGGCTGCGACGGGCGGCGGGACTGCCCTGTCCGGCAGGCGGGCCAATTCGACGCAATCGGCGGCTGAACGCGGGCCAGTTTTCAGTACGGCGCGGATTGCGCCGATAGGGAGCGACAACCATGACAAGACGAAACTACGGCGGGCAACTGTTCGCCATGCAGAGGATAGCGAGCGTGGTCAGTTCAACCCCGCTCACCAGCGGGACGCTATTCACCTATACCGGCACGGTGCGAATCGACGCCATTGTAGGCCGGGTGACAACGGAGGTCCAAGCACAGGCGACGACCGTCAAGCTGAGTGTTACGGCTGACTCATTGGCCAGCTATGACATTTGCGCCACGGTGGACGCAAACGCCTTTGACATTGGCTCTATCCTGAGCATCACCGGGACGGCTGCCAACGCGATGGCTGGCACTGATGCCCAAGGCGCAATGGCGCCAGGTCAAGCCAACCCGGTGTTTATGACCTGTGTCACCAGTGGCGTCGTGACGGTGACATTTGGCGCAGCCTCATTGGGTGCGATTGACTGGGAAATCCTATGGACGCCAATGTCTGAGGATGCAACTCTGGTTTAGTGTGCCCGAGTGGCACAGAAAGGCGATGGCATGAAAACCGTAATCGTGCTCGGTATGCACCGTTCAGGTACAAGCCTGGTAGCCTCGATGCTTCAGCGCATGGGCGTAGACATGGGTGTCGAAATGGTCAATAGCAGCCCATCCAATCCGCAAGGACACTGGGAAGATATGGATTTCGTGAGGATGAACAACGAAATCCTGGCCGGGGCCGGGGGCACCTGGGACAACCCGCCGGTTGAGGTAGACGCCAATGTGCTACGCCCCGAACTGGTCTACCTGGTGAACGCCAAGAATCACCCGGAGGCCGTAGGGGGCGAACCGCGAGAAGACGACCTATGGGGATTCAAAGACCCGCGCACCTGCTTGACCGCTGGCTGCTATCATGGTTGGCTGGAGAAGCCGCATTACATCATCGTGGACCGGGACAAGGACGCGGTGGTCGCCAGCCTGGAATGGCGCGAGGGCAAGGCGGGGGACAGGTGGTCTGAGTTGTACGACTTGTACGCCACGGCGCGGAAAGAGTTTGTTGACCAGGTGAACGCACCGAAGTTTTGGCTTCGATACGAAGACCTGGTGCGGGAGCCATTTGGCAACGCACTGGCACTAGCCGACTTCCTGGGCCTGGACTCCGACGCTGCCACTGCCGCCGCATCAGCCGTCAAGCCGCGCAGCATGGACATACCAGACACCTACATCGTGAACCTGTCCAGCCAAAAGGTGGACGCTCCGGACACCAAGACACGCATCGTCAACGCTGGCGACTGGCCACAGGGCTGGAAAACAGTTCATGGCCCGGTGCATGGGGTGATAGTGGATGATACCAGCGATCCTGATGAGGTGCAAGGCTGGATACCAAAGGTGAGGCCGGGTGGGTTTGTGCATGGTAGGCGCAGCCTAGAGGACTTGCACGACTGGCGCGAATCGACATGGCGCATCACCGACGTGTGGCGAACATTCACCCGCAAGCCATATCTAAAACGCGGCGACTCATTCGGCACCATCGGCATCGGTGTACCGTATTTCAAAGCCAGCTACCAGTTCTGGCGCTGGTGGTCGTGGATGCTACTGAAAGGACTGGAACCGGGGGACCAATTCCTGAACGACGAATCGGTCATCGCACCGCTGCCCATCCCGGTGGTTCACAACCGGCTGATAGCCAAATTCCTTGAGACCGATCGCGACACGCTTTGCCTGGTAGAAGATGACCACGTTGGCGATCCACAGGTCATCCGGCAGATGCGAGAGAAGCCGGAGAACCGGGACTTTGACATCATTTGCGCCAACTATGTCAACCGGCGAATGGTGCCAGCAGTGACAGGCTATGGCATCGGGGGGCGCAACTATGCCGGCGAGGTCATGTGCAAGCTCGATTTTAACAACGTGCAGCGCACCGGGACGCAAGAGGTAGACGGCGCAGCCATGGGCCTGGTCCTGATTCGCCGCTGGGTGTTGGACGCCATGCTCGATAGCGGCAATCCTGAGACCTGTTTCTGGTGCCAGTGGCACGGCACCAACAGCCAGGACATCCAGTTTTACGACTGGGCCAGGCGGGTAGGGGCGCGGGTAGGAGTGGATCGGGACGCCAACATTGGACACATGGCGCAAACGATACGAACGGTGGACGATTTCTGGAAAATGCGCGGGGCGTAGAGACACGACCGCGACAAGGGGGAAACTGTGTCAACACTGACCAAGACAGTCAACAACGCTCTCGTGTTTTACGACAGCGTGTATGCACACCGCTGGTACGACGCCATCGGGCCCAGCGTGGCAAAGTACGATCAGCAGTTCTTGACCCTGCCATCCGACGACAGCACCGGTGACGCAACAGAATGGGAGCTGACCATCACCGAGGCGGGGGCAGACACCACACACGTTGTCACCGACGCCGCTGGCGGGGCCCTGCTCATCACTTGCGCGGGCAACGAGGACGACGGCATTTCCATGCAGCTCGGGGCCGCCGCTGGTGAAAACGTGTATCTGAACGGCAACTACCCGCTGTACATGCGGCTGAAATTCGCCATCAATGACGTAGACCAGACCGACATCCTGTTCGGCGTCTGTGTCACGGACACGGACTGTCTGGGCGCTGTCACCGACGGGTTGTATTTCCGGTCGGTGGACGAATCGGCTGTACTCAGTTGCGTAGCCGAGAAAAACAGCGTCGAAAGCGTTCTGGGCGCGCAGACAATGGTAGACGGCACGACCTACACCGCCGAGGTTCTGTACGACGGGGCCACGGCCTATGCCTACATCGACGGCAGCCTGTTGGGGTCCATCGCCTACGCATCGCCCACTTTTCCCAACGATGAGCTGATGCGCCTGACTCTGGAGTTCCTGAGCGGTGAGGCCGTCGCCAACACGCTGACCGTGTACGAGATGGCTATGGTTCACCTGAGGGGGTAGGCGATGTCAACACTGACCAAGATCGTGAATAATGCGCTGGTCTACTATGACAGCACCCACACCCATCGTTGGTACGATGCGTTCGGGCCGGGGGTGACGAAATACCTGCAACAGTTTCTCACCATCGACAGCGACAACACGACCGGCGATCCAACCGAGTGGGAAGTCACCGTCGTAGAAGCCGGGGCGCTCGTTTCGACGGCGGTTGTCACCGACGTTGCCGGCGGGGCGCTGCTCATCACCACGGCAGGCGATGAGAATGACGGCTGGTCCATGCAGTTGGGGGCGGCGGCTGGCGAGAGCGTGTACCTGGATGGCGATTATCAGACCTACCTATGCGCTACGTTTCAGGTATCTGATGCTACCGACTCGGACATTCTAATCGGTCTGACTGTCACCGACACCACCGCACTGGGCGGCGTGACCGATGGCGCGTATTTCCGTAGCGTGGACGGGTCCACCGACCTGTGCTTTGTCACGGAGAACACCAACTCGGAGGGCACAACCACCGTCGCCACACTGGTAGCCGCTACCGACGTGACAGTTGAATTTCTGTTCAACGGGACGCAGGTCACGCCATACGCTGACGGTGTAGCCTATGCTGCCACGGCCTCGAGCGCAACGACATTCCCGTTTGACCAGGAACTGAGGCTGACCGTTGAGTTCCTGAACGGCGCGGCAGGGGCTGAAACCTGCACGCTCAAGGAATTGAAACTGATCCATCTACGAGGATAGGAGGCGCAATGAGCGCGAGTTCTTACACGGCAGAAGGTACCGGCTCGGGGGCTATCGCCACGAGCTTGACCGTGCCAGTGGGCCAGACCTACAAGCTGTTGCATGTGACGTTGAATCTGAACGTGGCCGCCACAACCAGTGAGTATTTTACCATCACGTGGAACAAAGAGGCCGGGTTGGCCTATGACGTGCGGCTTTATACCAACGACCTGGCGACCACGGGCACGACCGATCTGGTGTGGTATCCAGAAAAAGAGACCAAGCTAAAGGGTGGCGACGCTGTTGATGTGGCCTGGTTCAACACCGAGAGCCGGACCTATGGCGTAGAAATCACAGCGGAGAGAGCCTAATGGCACAAATCCTAAATGGTATCCACAGAAGCATCGAGGCGGGCAGCTACGCGGTGGATGTTGGCGTGTTTCGCCACGCTTCCAGCACCTATGATTTCAGCGTTTCGGGTGGGGCACAGAAAGCCTACACGGTATTCAGCGTGTCTGGCGACATTGTACTCTGCATCGTGGGCCTGTGTCAAACGCTGATGGACTCGGGCGGCGCGGCCACTATTGAGCTGGGCATCACCGGCAACACGGCGGCGCTGATCGCACAGACCACGGCCAC